ACGCTGTTTACTAGTTGTAAGTATGTCATTACAAAGAAACCTTCTGTGAGTCTATCCACTGCTGTAGCAGTTCTTCTTGAGTTAATTGTCGTGGTGGTATGTTAATTTCTAAGCCACTCTCGTTTGTTAGCATACGTGGCTGTGTAAACTGTTCTAAAGGCCGTTGCTCCTGATACTGGAAAGGCATTAGCTCTGGTGTAGGTGCTAAGCTAAACGGTACAAGCTCTTGTGTAGAACCTACTTGTGTTTCTAGCTTCAGCATGTCTCCAAAGAGAGAGTCTGTGGTTCGTGTGGCGTTACCAGCTCCTACGCCTGTGCCTATGCCGCTGCCTGATCCTCCTCCAGAACCTGAGCCACTACCGCTTCCAGTGCCGCTGCCTGTGCCTGCTCCGTCACCAGAGCCTTCTCCAGTTCCTGTTCCAGTCCCAGAGCCTTCTCCTGTACCGCTGCCTTCTCCGTTTCCTTCCCCTTCTCCTGCACCTGCGCCTGTCTCTGCTTCTCCAGAACCTGCACCACCGCCTGTAGTACCGCCACCAGCGCCTCCTCCTACATCAGTACCTACACCACCGCCTCCAGCGCCTGTAGTGCCACTAGTAGACGTGGTATCAGAAGGAATGCCTGTAGAAAGATCAGTAGAAGGGTCTTGTCCTGTGCCTATAGCAGGATCAGTAGAGCCAGCAGCCGTACCTACTTCTACTGTAGTATCTGTAGGAAGACCTGTAGAGGGATCAGGAGTGTCCACTTCTAATCTTAAAGCGTCTAAGATTTCTTTAACAATGTTAGAAGGTTCTCCTCCTTGGCCACTTCCCATGTTATGCTCATAGTCATACCTCTCTCTTTCAGAGACAACACCGTCTTTATTAGCATCTACATTATCAAAAGAACCGCCTAACCAACCATCAGGATAACGAGCCTCAAAAGTTTCTTCATCTAACGTAGGTTCTTCGTAAGGAACTTCTATGTACTCAGGAGGATAATCAGCGTATACCTCTTCTCTAGGGACACCAGCTCTAACTTCTTCTAGGTGGTTGCCACCCATTCTTTCGTATTCTTGCTCTAAACGCTCTCTAAGAACAGGGTCTGTCTCGTTTAGAATCATGTCATAGATTTGTCTTTGTATGAAAACATCCCTAGATTCTGGATCAAAATCAGGATTAGGTACACTCATTGTGTCTGTCAGATCAGGATCGTATCCTTCTTCCTGAGCAACACCACCAGAACCTGAAGTGCCTGGTATGCCTGAGCCTTCTTCTGGTATTCCAGTGCCTGAAGAACCTGCGCCAGTTTCACCACCGCCAGTATCAGCACCGCCTCCGCCGCCTCCACCGCCGCCATTAGAATCTGAAGGTTGTTGTACAGGTTGTTGTACAGGTTGTTCTACTTCAGGTTGCTCTATGTCTATATCTACTTCTGGAGAATCAGCAGTAATATCTACTTCTTCAAACTCTGGGACTACTTCTTCCTCTGCTGTAGTAGTGCCTGGGACATCACCTGTAACATCTACTACTTCTCCGCCGCCGCCAGTAACAGTAGCTTCTACTTGTCTTTTAGCTTCAGCTTCAGCGGCTAATCTATCTGCTTCAGCTTGTTGACGTTTTCTTTCTGCCTCAGCTTCTTTAGCAAGTCTCTCTTGTTCTAGTGCTGCTGCTGCGTCAGCTTCTGCTTGTGCAGCTCTTTCTGCGGCTATACGATCTCTTTCAGCTTGATCTGCTGCGGCCTGTGCTGCTGCTCTTTTAGCTTCTGCCTCTGCTGCTGCTCTAGCGGTTTCTTCTGCTTGTCTTTTAGCTTCAGCATCTCTTTCAGCTTGCTCTGCTGCTTCTATAGCTGCTCTGACTGCTGCTGAATCATCGTCTTCGTCTTCTAAAGCATCATCACCTATGCCATAACCACCAGCCGTAAGAGATATTATCTCACCTGCTTCAGCCATCTCTGCCAATGTTCTAGGAGCTGTAGTGCCAGTAATAGGGGAACCGCTTGACGCTGTAAAACCGCCTGAAGAGTTGTATAAATCAACTGCGCCTGCTGCTAAGTTTAACCAGTCTGTTGTAGTTAAAGTTTGTCCCGCTGCTGCGTTTGCTGCTGACAACACTGCTTCTGAAGCTCCAGCAGTAAAGGCGTAAAGAGCTGCTCTAACAATGGGAGGAAACGCTCCTGAGATGCTTCTATCTTTAGGAACAGCTACTGTAGAGTAAGTACCCACAGGGCCGTAAGCCTGATAAACAACGTCACTGCCTTCTTTAGCTATGCCAGCAATAGAACCTGAAGTGCCTGTGTTTAAGTACAGCTTCTGACCGTCTACTTCTTTAAACAGAGGTATGTTGTTATCTTCAACAAAGTCAACAATGTTTGTATCTACAGATTCTGTGTAGTAGTCTCTAACATTACGAGGGTCTTGACGTAGCTTATTAACGTCTTCACCTTTGATACCGCTATAGTCACCAGACTCTACGGCTGCTGCGCTTAGAGCACTGCTCTGACCTTGTTGCTGTTCTACAAAAGATGCTAGATTATTTAAAGACTCTTCAGGTGTGCCATACTCAGGAACACCTGCTAAAGTAAGGGAAGGAAAGGAGGTAGACGTAGGACGCTTTTCCTCTCTAACAGGTATGCGAGGCTCAAAGGTTTCTTTATCTCTATCAAAAGAACTAGCCAAAGACACAACTTCTTCTTCAGCTCTAGGCAGGTCGAAACCTGAAGCACGTCCTCTACTTAATGTAACGCCTCTTGCCATTATCGTTCTCTCTGTACGCCTTTAGTTTTTTCTACTGTGCGCATAGCGCCTAGTCCTAACATACCCATTAACACACTAGTAAGCAGTGAGCTGTCAACAGGAGGAACAGTAACCCATATACCCAGAATAGGTGCTAAGATGGTAGAGTATAGAAGAGCTAGTCCACATATCCATCCTATAGCTGGTCGCCAACCTGCTACAAATAAACTCTTATGTGCTGCTTCAGCCTTGTTAACTTCTAACTGGCCTTTAGCTAATTCCTGTGCATGCTTCTCCGCCATAGTCGCTAACTCAAACGCTATAGCATTTTTCTTGTCCTTATCCTCTACGACTTTATCTAAGAGGTTAGTAACAGGGGCTATCAAGGAATTCAATATAGTCATATATTATACACTATTTTTAGCTATTTGTCAAGTGGTTTGTTCTTGCCCAGGATACCCTGCACAGTTTCTGACTCATATATCCTAATACCTAACCACACTATAGTCAGCAAAGACGCTGTAGGTGGTAGCCAGGCCGCTAGTGACATTACCGCTGTAGATGCAGCAGCAACGTCTAGCATGTCTTTTGTAGACTCTTCCATTACCATGATAACGTCCTTGTTTATTGTTTAGCTTTGTTGTTTAAGAAAGCAAACTGCTCTAAGATTTTGTAAGCCTTAGCAACAAACTCGTCATCCTTCGGAGTCTCTGTGTAGTTACATATAATACTGGCTATAGTAACCAGTGAAGTAGCGAGCAAATATATGTCAAGTAAGTATTCCATTAAAGTGTTCCTGTGTTAAATAACCAGTATGTGCAAGCAAACGCAGCAAGGACTGCTATAGTAGCTAGTATGTTCTTAACTGCGTCACCTACCTGACGTTGCTTCTTGAGTTTAGCCAGCCGTATCTTTTCCAGTTTGTGCTTGTGATCTAGCAAAGACTTATTCTGGATCATCAGCATGTCACGCCAGACCTGCTTAGGCGTTATCTTCTTCAGCTCCTTCTCCTGCTCTCGTATGGCGTTCTTAGCCCATGCAAGCTCCAGAGCCTCTTCCTGTGTTAGTACATGATCGCCTGCCTTAGTAGCCTCTTCAATGCTCTCTACAGCTACCTTGCTGTCAGTGAGGCTAGTAAACAATCCCGACAGACCTGACAAGTGATCCCCAGACTCTTTAACGGTAGCAATGCCATCGTTAAGAGCCTTTAGGATACCTACAACTGCGGAGATTTCTGCAATCATTACCAAGGAGTTCCTGCAACTACTGAAGGAGCTTTGCTGTCTGCAATCTGTGCAGCGATAGAATCTTCTACAGCGGTCACTGTTTCTTCGCCCATGCTGTCCTTACACCAGCCAATAGCCTGAGCTTCTGTAATGTCTGCATAGGGGATAAAGCCTTCAGCAGAGCTATCAGGAGTAAAGCCACAAGTGCCATAGCTGCTGCCTGAGTGTGTGTCTTCGCCCACTACTTCGCTGTCTGATACTCGCCAGTGTGCAACAATAACGCCATCGTCTGATGTGTTGCGTTCTAGTGTTGAGATTGTCCAAGTTACTGCCATGATTTTATTCCTATAATGATTTGTTAATTGCTATTTGATTTTGAGTGACTATCAGAAACAGCGTAGTGTTCATAAATTTAAGGGCAAGTTCTCTATGTGGGGTTTTATTACCCATCAACTGGTAAACCAAAATATTACTCGCAACTTTTACCCCTATTAATTTTCCCATGCTTGGGCGTTTCCCATAAATAGAGCTTGCTTCAAACAAAGAACACTGATTATTTTTTTGACAGTTAATGACCCGACCTGTCTGTATTGTGTCAATAGCCTGTAGCGTTAATTGATATTGATACAGTTTCTTTTCTTTTGGAGTCCACTCCGCATATGGAACATTATTTGCACAGCCGCCTACTAAAAATAATAAAACTAATGCGCTGATTTTGTTTAACATCATCTTGCTTAGTAATCTTGTGCTGGTTGTTCGGCTCTTCGGTCTCCCATGATTTATTCCTCTAGTGCCGCTATACGGGCTGTTAGTGATTCAATTAGGGTTTGTTGTTCTTGGATACATTTCATTAGCGCATATTGAAAGTCGGTCTGATAGATGGACAGACGCATTTTTGGTTCGTTAGCTGTTCCCCAATTACTTTCTGTTATTAACTCAGGTGCAACTGCTTGTACATCTTGAGCAACAACACCTAATGACGGACTGTCATCATCGTCCATGTTTTGGTCTATGTAGTTAAACGTCTGCACAGGAATAGCACAGATTGTTTCAAGATACGATTTGGCAGGTGCAAAGTTAGTTTTTTCACGGCGGTCAGACAAATTACTGTCGTTTGCTTGATAGTTTTGTATGCCACCATTTGAGAATACCCCAAACCTTGCCGCAACGCTGTCAGCGATATAAATCAAATGATTATCAGTGCCGTTAGGTGACGTACTATAACTAATAGCAAGTCCATAAGGATTAGCAGCACTGTTGTTAAAGCGTGTTGTCCAATGACTAGTTACTGTTTGTAAAACTTGAAGTTTTGCCTCTGAACTATCCAGAATTGACGATGTGTTAACGAGCAGTCTGCCTGATGAGTCTATACGCATGCGTTCTGTGCCAGCATTAGTATGGAACATCAAGTTCCTTGAGCCGTCGTAAGAAATGCCGCCATCGTATGCATCTGAGTTGTTTGCGTTAGCTCTTGAGAAAGCATACCAACCTGTGCCAGTGCCTACATAGTTAGCTATGCCGCCTGCTGTACCGTTGCCCACTACCAGATTATTTGCGTTGGCGTGGTTATTTGATGGCGTTGATACACCAATACCCACATTACCTGATGAGTCTATGCGCATGCGTTCTGTTGCAGCACCACCAGTAGCAAACTTAATGTGGTCAATGTTCTCAGCAGACTTCGTAGAAATTAACAGGCTTCGTTCTGTGGTGTTGTAGGTAAAGCCAGCGTTGTAGCTGCTGTTTAAATACCAGCCCCAAGTTTGGTCTGCAAAGCCGCCGTCAAGTTTGTAGGTGGGGTTTGTCTGCCCTGCAATACCCACGTTGCCATTGGAGCCTTCAATTTTTACCTTTGTGCTACTACCTGACTGCAAGTAAATGTCAGGAGTGCCGCTTTCGCCTGCGTTTAAAATAAGGTCATTTGCACCGCCAGCTACTATTGAGCCGCCAGTAGCCATTGTTACATTGCCAGTAACGTCTATGCCTGTGGAGGTGGTGGCTAGTTTCTCTGCGTTGTTGTGGTAAAGACTAACTGCGCCATCAGAAATTCCGCTTAAATACGTTTCACCAGAAGTGTTCTGAAGGTATAAATTGTTCCCTGTAACGGATAAGTTACCTGTACCATAATCTCCAACGTAGCTATGACTACCATCATGGTAAATCTGTAGGTCTGAGCCAGCACCGAAGATGGCTTTGCCGTTGTCTTGGAAGGTTACATTGCCACTAGGGTTAGTACCCAGCTCTACAATAGCACCTGCGTTGTCTTCAGTAAATAGTCGTTTGTCAGCTACGTTGACTGCCAGTTCACCCTGTACAAGATCACTTGCTGTTGGAACGGCAGAAGCAGTAGAGCTGTTCTTTGTTACAATTTTTGTTGCCATAGTTATATACCCTTAGTATGTGCCGCCGTTCAGCGTACCAGTAGTCATGTTGTCTGCATTAAGTGTTGAGTTAGATTGTAAAGCTGTGTCAGCCTTCGTACCCTGTGCCGCTGTAGCGTAGTCCGTAGCCGCTGTAGTAGCAGCAGTACCTAGACCTAAGTTAGTTCTAGCAGTAGATGCACTAGCCAAGTCAGATAAGTTGTTAGCCTTCAGAGCTGCTGTAGACAACTCCGCTGCCGCTGCTGTAGCACTAGCTGCTGCTGAGGTTGCACTGCTTGCTGCTGCTGTGGCGCTACTCGCTGCTCCTGTGGCTGAAGACGCTGCTGCGGTCTCTGAGCTGGCTGCATTGGTCTCTGAGGTCGATGCTGCACTAGCACTGGCCGCTGCATTACTTGCCTGTGTAGAGGCTGTAGACGCGCTTGTAGCAGCGTTAGAAGCACTTGTAGCTGCCTCACTAGCCTTAGTGGTAGCGGTTGTAGCTGACCCTGCTGCTGCTGTGGCGCTTGAGGCTGCATTAGTCTCGCTAGTGGCTGCATTAGTTGCGCTGGTGCTTGCCTCTGCTGCCTTAGTAGTTGCTGTGCTTGCAGAGGTTGCTGCATTGCTTGCAGAGGTTACTGCTTCAGCAGCCTTAGTCGTTGCTGTAGTAGCGCTAGAGGCTGCACTAGTAGCTGAGGTTGCAGCATTAGTAGCACTAGTCGCTGCTTCGCTGGCCTTGGTAGTAGCCGTAGATGCGCTAGTAGCTGCGTTAGTCTCTGACGTAGCTGCTTCACTAGCCTTTGTAGTGGCTGTGGTAGCACTGGTAGCAGCATTAGTGGCTGATGTAGCCGCTGCACTAGCATCCGCAGATACAGAGGACTCTGAAGCTGCTGCCGCTGTAGCACTAGCTGCTGCATTGGTAGCTGAAGTAGCTGCACCGCTTGCTGAACCAGCCGCTGCCGTAGCGGAACTAGAAGCAGCCGTGGCTGAAGAGGAAGCATTAGAGGC